ACTATAGTCAAACTTATGTATGATGTATTTCTTGTTAGCGGTGGAACAATTGATGATGATGCTTGGAGCAAGTTCAAGCAGAGATTTCCCAATGCACAAAAGGTTGAACACTGTGACACATTTAGGAAGGTAGCGGACAAGTCACTAACCAAGCACTTCTGGGCAGTTTGGGACAATCTTAACCTAAATGAAGACTTTGACTTGGGCTACAAGATACCGGAATGGGATGACAAATACATACACGTGTTCAAGAATGGCAAGTATCATGATGGAGTTTGCCTATTTCCCAAGAATGCAAAAGTTTTACAGAGAGAATGGGACTATCGTTTCTTTACCAACAAGAAGGAAATGGACATAGTTGCAAGCCACCCTCAACCCTATGATGTTGCATTCATATCCTACAAGGAAGATTTTGCCGAAGCAAACTATAAAAAATTATTGGGTCGTGTGCCATACGCACGGTGGACACGTGATGTCAAGGGCATACACCAAGCACACATAGAAGCAGCCAAGCAAGCAACCACGGAAATGTTCTACATAGTTGATGCGGATGCTGATGTGGTTGAGGACTTTAAATTTGACATGCAGATACCATACTACGACTTCAATGCGAGAAAGAGCGTGTATGTTTGGCGCAGCAGGAACCCTGTCAACGATTTGGAGTATGGATATGGTGGAGTAAAACTGTTTCCACGCCAACTTACCATAGACATGGATACTTCAAAGCCTGACATGACTACCAGCATATCGGACAGTTTCCGTCCAATGGATACTGTTGCAAATTCGACGGTAATCAACACGGATCCGTTCACTGCTTGGAAGAGTGCGTTTAGAGAATGCGTGAAACTGTCAAGCAGAACCATTGACAGGCAGGATGATACAGAAACTGCGGAAAGATTGGATGTATGGTGCACGGTTGGTGAAGACAAACCCCATGGTGAGCATGCGATTAGAGGAGCCAAGGAAGGCAGAGAGTATGGAGCGAAGCACAGCAACGATACGGAAGCACTATACAGAATAAATGATTTTAAATGGTTAAGGGAGAGGTTCAATGAAGGATAAGGAAAGAATACAGAGCTTTGAACCCATGATGGATGAAATATCTCCAACCTTCTGCATGGCAAAATGGCATCACACAACAATATACCTGCAGACTGGAGAAACGCATTCGTGCTATCATCCTGCTCCACACAAGATTCCGCTGGAGGGACTCGAAGAGAATCCTAGCCAACTGCATAATACACCACAAAAGAAAGCCGAGAGGCAGGCTATGATAAACGGAGAGAAACCCAGCGGATGCCAATACTGTTGGAACATTGAATGCATGGGCAAGGATTACATAAGTGATAGGAAGGAAAGAAATGCGAGTATCTATACTAAGGACAGATTTGCTGCAATTAAGGCAGACCCTATGGCTGATGTTAATCCGCAGTATGTAGAAATATCATTCGGTAATGAGTGTAACTTTAAGTGCGGCTACTGCCATCCCAAGCACAGTTCATCATACCACAAGGAGATTAGGGACTTTGGTCCCTATGATATGGTTAAGAATCATCGCAATGATATTGACTGGTTCAAGGTATACGATGAAGAGGACAATCCATACGTGAAGGCGTTCTGGAAGTGGTGGCCCGAACTTCGTAAGACTCTTACAATATTAAGAATTACCGGAGGAGAACCCCTGCTACAGCAGAGCACGTGGCGCATGTTTGACGAGTTGGAAAAGAATCCAATGCCCAACCTTGAACTAAACATTAATTCAAACTTTGGAGTCAAGCCCATACTGATAGAACGCTTTGCGGACAAGGTTAATAGCCTTGTAGAAAAAGGTTGCATCAAGGACTTCAAGGTATTCACTAGCATGGACACGTGGGGACCACAGGCAGAATACATACGCACCGGATTGGACACGGAATTATGGGAAAGAAATTTTGATACCTACATGACAAAAACCAAGATGCCATTAACGTTCATGGTTACTTTCAATATCCTTACTGTAACTAATTTTCATAAACTACTAGAGAAGTTTCTACATTGGCGCAAGAAGTATAACGGTGACAATCAAACCAAATGGCAACGTATTAGATTCGACACACCATATCTGAAAGAACCCTTACAGTATGACATGAACATACTACCCAAGGAAGAATTCATGCCCTACATGGAAAGGCATTTACAATTTATTAAGGATAACATGGATGATTTTGACAGGAACAAGTTCAGTGTGTTGGAATATGAAAAGTTTCGCAGAGTTGTGGACTACATGAAAACAACCAACTACGCAGGCGAGCGTGTTGCTGAAGGTAGAAAGGACTTTTACAATTGGTTTACCGAGTATGACAGAAGAAGAAACTTGGACTTCGTAAAAACATTCCCCGAACTGGAGAAATTTTATCGTGACTGTGCCAACTAAGACATTCTGCATACTGCCCTGGATTCATTTATATTCAAATCCAGATGGAACGGTATTGCCCTGCTGCGTTGGAGATTGGCAACAGTCAATGGGCAATGTGCAGGATGGTAAATTGGAAACTGTATTCAACAATGAAAGTTTCAAGACAATGCGCAGAAACATGCTGGCAGGAAAAAAATGCAGCCAGTGCACCGCATGCTATCGAGATGAAGATGCTGGCAACAGCAGTTTTCGCAAGCATAGTAACGAGCAGTTTGCAAAGTATATTGACGATGCAGTAAAGAATACTAACCCAGATGGCACAGTTGATGATTTTAAACTGAGATATCTAGACGTAAGGTGGAGCAACATCTGTAACTTTAAGTGCCGTTCGTGTGGTCCGCTTTACTCGAGCAGTTGGGCGCAGGAGCATGGCAGCGAAAAAATCTTTACCTATGCTGGCGGAGCAAACAATGATGAACTATACAAACAGTTTGAACCACACTTTGACACCATAGAGGAGTTTTACTTTGCCGGGGGCGAGCCTCTCCTCACTGACAAGCACTATGACATACTTGAATATCTAATTGAACACGGCAGGACTGACGTAAAACTAAGATACAACACCAACATGAGCGTGTTGAAATACAAGGACAAGAATGTGTTGGACATGTGGAAACAATTTTCTAACGTATACATAGGCGCAAGCCTTGACAGTTGGGGTCCGCGTGCAGAATATATTAGACACGGAACCGACTGGAGCGTGATTGAAAGCAATCTAAGGAAGATTAGGCAAGAAGCACCACACATACATCTACAAACTAACACGGTTGTGTCCATACTTAACATAAAAACGCTCACGGAGTTCATAGACTACATGCTGGAAAGTGGACTAGTAGACGAAAAAAATTATAATCCTCATTTTTATAATGTTATGAATCCTGAATTCCTAAGCCTGCAATTGCTTACGGATGAGGAAAACAGAGAAATTGTTATGCATCTGGAACAGTATGCAAGGAAAAAGGGTGGCAACATCAAGCAGGCACTACAAACAGTTATAAACGGACTAAAGACAACCAAACACAATCCGGATCTAGTATACAAATTCAAGATAACAATCGATCACCACGATAGAAAACGTAAGGAAGACGGTCCTCTTACGTTTCCTGAACTGGAGGAGTTAATGGAAGAATGAAAATCTACTTTGACACACTGCAAAATAACGACTCCAATCAGAACCAACTAGCCTCAAACGGTAAAAATGACTATTGGTTAGTAGCACCTGGTGCGCCCATAAAACAAAAGTGTATTCAAATGCAGTATGATGTTGTTGGGTTGACGGATGTTAACGAAAAAGGTATATATTTCGTGGACGTGAGAGGAGATCCCAATTGGTGGGCAGGTGTTTTAACAAACAAAGGCGTTCCTCACACGCACATACTGCATTGCTTAACCGAGGAAATAAGAAAACTAGCCAAGGAAAAGAAGATTAGGATAGTAATCAATGCGGATAGAGAAGGTGGCCCAATGGTTACAGAACACTGGGATTGCTTTTTATCCACGCATACCGCAATAGTTGAACTTGGATTGCCCAAGGACAGCGTTTTAATACTACAAGGCAACAAGAAGATAGAGAGTCAGTATCGCAGATGGCTAAAAGCCAAGGGTGTGAATAGGTTATATGATGTAATGTATAGCAATCACTTCGGAAACATATTCGGAGATGATAAATTACCAACTGCTCCTGTCATAAAATATGCTATGGCAAATCCTGCCAGCAAGGATTATAACAGCCTTAATAGAGTTTATCGTCCGCAAAGAGGTGCGCACCTATATAGATTGATGAAGGATGGAGTATTAGATAAAGGTATAGTAAGTGGCAATGAAATAAGACTAAGAGATAGAGAAACAGAAAGCCTAGTTGGAGATTATTCGGACATAGCCAAGGAGTTTCCTAAGTTTATAGATGGCGACTG